AGAAAAAGAACTTACAAGTCTTAAGTGATTGAAACATTAGAGATATGTATAGCATCTGCTATCTTTCTCACAATCATAACTGCTGAAGTTAAGTTTCTATATGGAAAATAAAACAGAGGGGGTTTACACCCCTCTTTTTTTATATTATAATTAGTTGAAAAGCAATCTCATGAACAAAGCAAAACTAAAAGTTCTGGTTATGGCTCTAAAAGAAATCGTAGAGGAGTTGGAGTCTGAGGTCTATTCAGATGTTGATGCATATCAAAGCATGCAGGTATCTACATCAAAAAAACTTGACTATGATGAAATGTATGACGATGGTTCAGACTAATGCAAGTATCACTGATTAGTATCACACCTGATGCAGAGAAAACTATGGCTCATATTGCCAGAGTTTCTAATCCAAACAATCAAGACAATCCAAACTATGCAGGGTTGTTGAGATATTGTATCAAGCATAATCATTGGTCTGTCTTTGAGCAGTCATCCATGACTCTTGAGATTGAAACTACAAGGGCTATTGCAGCACAGATATTAAGACATAGATCATTTACCTTTCAAGAGTTTTCTCAAAGATATGCACAGAGTAATGAACTAGGGAAGATAGAACTACCAGATCTAAGAAGACAAGATAAAAAGAATCGTCAGAACTCTACTGATGATCTTGATCCATTTGTGAAACAAAAGTTAGAGGCACAGATGATCACTCTCTTCAGCTCTGCACAAGCATTGTATAATCAAATGATTGATGAAGGAGTTGCCAAGGAGTGTGCTAGAATGGTATTGCCACTATGCACACCTACAAAGATATACATGACAGGTTCATGTCGTTCTTGGATACATTACATTGATCTAAGATCTGCACACGGAACTCAAAAAGAACACATGGAGATTGCAGAAGCATGTCGAAAAGTGTTTACCGAACAGTTCCCTACTGTATCTGAAGCCCTTGAATGGGAATAAATAACTTTACCTAACTTAACAATATGCCAACATACCCTGTTGTAAATCAAAAAACTGGTGAGAAAAAAGAATTATCTATGACCATGGCTGAGTATTCAACATGGAAAGATGACAATCCTGATTGGGATAGAGATTGGAACGCTGGAGTAGCAAACCTCGGAGAGGTTGGAGAAGTATATGACAAGTTGAAGAAAACACATCCAGGCTGGAATGATGTTCTTTATAAAGCATCTAAAGCACCCCGTTCTAACGTAAAACCTATCTAAGTATGCCAAGAAAAAGTAAAAACGGAATCCAACCAATCGGAGTTGGTTTAACAGCAAAGCAGATGAAAAGAAGAAAGCCTATAAATGCTGATATGTTAAGGGTCATAGAACCTCTAACAGAGAATCAGAAAAAATTATTTGAATCCTATGACGAGGGTAAGAACCTGATTGCCTATGGTGTTGCAGGAACAGGAAAGACATTCATATCACTCTATAAGGCACTGTGTGATGTCTTTAACCCAGATACACCTTATGAAAAAATATACATCGTCAGATCGCTCGTGGCCACCAGAGAGATAGGTTTCTTGCCTGGTGATCATGAAGATAAAGCATTCTTGTATCAGATACCATATAAGAATATGGTTAAGTATATGTTTGAGATGGCCACTGAGGCAGACTTTGAGATGTTATATGGTAATCTAAAAGCACAAGAAACAATATCATTCTGGTCTACATCTTTCATTCGTGGAACAACACTTGATAAAGCAATTGTTATAGTTGATGAATTTCAAAACTTGAATTTTCATGAATTAGATAGTATAATGACAAGAGTTGGTGAGAACTCGAAGATTATGTTCTGTGGTGATGCTACTCAATCTGATCTTATCAAAGATAAAGAGAGAAATGGTATCGCTGATTTCATGCAAGTTCTTCGTATCATGTCATCAGTAGATGTCGTCGAATTTGGAATCGATGATATCGTTCGTTCTGGTTTAGTAAAAGAATATCTACTTGCCAAGTTAGAAATGGGTATTTAATGAATACAAAAGTATATTATTTTGGGGTTGATACTCCTGGTGATTGTCTTGTCAAAGAAAGATTAGATGAAAGATATGTTCATTCAAAATGCCCTGTTGTTCATCATAAAAATAACAGAGTATTTGTAGCACATTCTCCTGTTAATTTTGAAGCTAAAGTTGATAGAAATTCTGAAGGAAATTTTGTCACAACTAACCGCGAAGATTTACTACAGTTTGATGCAGATTATTTCACTGCACCAAAACCAGTTCTACAATTAAAGTCTCCAATGTTTATGTTTTATACAGAGGAGGATAATGTCTGGTTTGAGTTTGACGCTCACCCTATGACATCACTCAGTAATAATTTTATTGCTGTTGGTGGTTGGTTTAATTTATCTAATTGGTCAAGAGCATCTAGTCTTGCAATGACCGTTGTTGATGAAACAAAACCAGTTATCATAAGGAAAGGTGATCCTGTTTGTAAAATACGTTTTTACCCAACAGATAATTTAGATGATGGAGTTGTTCTTAAAGAACAAAGAGATCCTAAGTTAATTGAAAAAATTAAAGGTGTTTATGCAAAGAAGCAAAGAGAGGGTTGGGATGATAAAAATTGGAAGGGAAAATTATTTTCTAAAACTGAAAAGGAAAGTAAATGCCCTGTAAGCTTTTTATTCAGAAAGAAAAAATCTAGTAATAAAGGATTTAAATGAAGTTTGAACATTGTAATCACTTAGGTGATCTTGAATTAAAAAAGAAAGAAACCAAAGGTATAAGATTATATAATCTCCCTAATGGTGAATGGGTTCCGTCTATAACATCAGTAACATCTTTTTACAATCGTCAGATCTTTGCTGATTGGAGAAAGAGAGTTGGTGTTGAAGAAGCAAATCGCATCACTAAAAAAGCCACTGCTCGTGGAACTGATTTTCATGAGGCAGCACAAAATTATTTGTTGAATCTTGAGTTAGATTGGAATGATTATCAACCCACTACCAAGTATATGTTTCATCATGCAACACCATATCTAGACAAGATAAATAATATACACGCTATAGAAAGAACTCTTTACTCTGAATACCTTGGTCTTGCAGGTAGAGTTGATTGCATAGCGGAATATGAAGGTGAATTAGCGGTAATAGATTTTAAAACTTCTAATAAAATTAAACCAGAAGCATGGTTAGAAAATTATTTCGTTCAAGAAATGTTTTATGCTAGTGCTTACTATGAGTTGACTGGTATCCCTGTGACTAAGTTGATTACTTTAATGGTTACTCCTGACGGAGAAGTAAAAGTATTTGACAAAAGGAATAAGGGGGATTATATTAAGCTATTAGTTCGTTACATTAAAGAATTTGTCACTCACAATACTGGGTCAAAACATGAAGAATGAAATTGAAAAGGCTTTCGAGGATAAGTTTTACTGCCCCGCAAAGTTCGCACAAGAAATAGAACAGATGGTGCAAATGCACGAGGATATGAATTATATTGATGCAATTGTATCATTCTGCGAAATTAATTCCATAGATGTTCAATCAGTTCCTAAATTGATATCAAAACCCCTAAAAGAAAAGATTAAATATGAAGCACAAGAACTTAATTTTTTAAAGAAAACTTCTAGAGCAAAACTTATATTTTAAATGATGGCCTTTGATGCATACCGTTGTTATTTGTCATTAAAAAATCACTTCACAAAAGACCACTATGATTATCACAAGTATGGTGGCAAGACAAGAGCAACCAAAGAAGCCTTTTATAAAAGGAAGGATCGTTTTTGGTTTGAAAAATTTGCTAGACAAAAATCGGATAAGGAAGTAGAAGATTTTTTTGTATCAAATTTTGTATCTTGCTCTGATCCTGAGAGCATGTGGATTGGAGAGATGATTAAAGATGGGGAAGGTAGATATATTGATTGGAAGAAGAAGGTTGAATCCTTGTCATATGTTTTTAAAGAAGAATCCGAAAATTTATTTCAAGAGAATGAAGTAGATAAAGTCTTTGATTGCAGTCAAGGTCATCCAATTGTTCTTAAAAAATTTCTAGGTGGTAACATAAGCCTTGAAACTTTAGTAATCTATGATAGAATATTAGGGTATGGAAGTAACTTTGATAAAAAGTTAAAAGACCCAGTGTGGGAAACCGTCAGTAGACGGGTTAGGAAATATACTCCTTTCCTAAATATTGATGTATTCCGTTATAAAAAAATCCTAAAGGAGGTTGTCATTCAGGAATGAGTTTTTTTGATTCCGACATAGTAAGATCAGAAATGGTTGAAATTAATGAACTTCAAGAAGATGTTTATGAAAATTTCATGAAATTTCCTTATATGAATAATGCTGATAGAGCACGACATATAGATCAACTAAGTAAGCTAATTGAGAAACAAAAGATTGTTTATGCAAGATTGAGTTTGTCTGATGATCCTGATGCCAAAGAAATGAAGGAAAAAATTATGGAGTCTGCTAAATCTATGGGTCTTCCTGCCGACGTTGATGTCGGAAGAATGTTTGATCAGATGTCTGAAGTAATCGGTATGATGAAAAAGGAAACATCTTGACACTTTATATTATGAGTTCTATTATAATAGAATACACACAAGCCAAATCTAATTAATCCGAGGTAATCCGAATGTCTTTCGCAAGTCTAAAGAAGCAG